TCATTTCGCGGCCTCCTTCTCGACCCGCGCCTTTGCCGCCTTGGCACCGTTAGCGCGAGCGGCAGCTTGTTTGGCGAGCGACTTAGATTTACCGCCCTTTTTGCCGAGGGCCACGGCGTGTTTGTTTTTGGTTTTCATTGGATTGCCGCCCAAACGACGAAGGTTGCGAGTTCTTTGTCCACTAAGACGAATTTTCCGCCTTTCTTCCATTGAACGAATACTTGGCCGTTTTCTAGTTTTTTAAATGCGTGGAATTTGTTTTTGGTCTTCATTGGTTATTTCGGTGCTGATGAATACACCTAAGCGATTGGGTGTCAATTAAATTTTAGCTCGTCTCGCTAATTTCAACGTGAATAGCTGGAGTCCATCCACTTAACTTGTGCAAAATTAGCGTCGTGACTTGTGAGTCATCCACCCAGAAACGCTGTTTTGTGAGCACGTCCATGAGCGTTTTCGCGCAGTTATCCACGTCGGGGCGCGTAAGTTTTGGCGTGGTAAACCATACCTCCTCGCCTCGATGCTTGCGCTCTTCCGCCTTGGTGAACGGAAAAACAAACGTGATCTTTGCCGACACCGCGCCCTCGAACGCCCACTCAGGCCGATGCGGTTTGCACGCAAGGATCAGCCGCGCCTCTTCCTCGCAGACCTTCTTCTTTTTGAAGAACATGGCCCGCCCGTTGCGAACCATTATGCCCTTCTGTTGCGCGGTTGTTTTGGGTGCGCCTGGAATTGTGAATTTAATAGTCATTGGTTGGCCTCGTGGTTGCGGATAACGTCGCGGGAGATGGAAAGCAGGCAGTCAATGGCGATGCCTAGTTCCTTTGGCGTGTGCTTCATTTGCACGGGGATGTCGCCGTCATAGGGCGCATGGCCGCGCCGCCACTTCTGATAATCCTCTACGATTTCAACTGCTTTTTGGAGTGTCATTTTGATTTTGTGGTTTTTTTCGATTTGGTGAATAGTGGCATTTCGTGGGCATCTAGGCGTGCGCGGCATTCGTCTCGGATTGCGAGCATTTGAGCGGCGAAGGCTGGTTCAGTCTCGGATCGAGCTTTTGCTGCCTCTACGCCATGCCAGATGGTACTATGCGATGCGCCATTCCAAAAGCTTGCAGCAATTTGTGTATCACTTAGCTCAGTCAAATCGCGGCAAAGCAAGAAACAGGCGTGCCGTGCATTTGCTACTTTTTGGCCCCTCCCCTTGTTTTGCAAAACCATTAGCGGCACATTGAAAGCTTCGGCAACGACTCTCTGCACGATCTCAACTTTCTTATTTTTTGGAGAATAAACAAACCGGCTCAACTTTTCGTTAAGCTCAATTGCCTCTTTGTTAATTTCTATAAGTCGCTTAATTATTTCTTGTGATGTCATTGGTGTTTTTTGGTAAAGTATTCGATCCATTGTTGAGCCATTGCTTTTGCTATTCCCGGGTAAGTAGCCGATCTAATTTTCCATCGGTCGGTGGACGAGTCGGTGTCGGTTTCTTTGCTCATGTTTTGCGCTGCTTCCATCCGAAGCGCATTTCGTCGAGGAGCAACTTCGGGTGGTCGTCATCCTCAAACTCGCGTGGATTTACAATGGCCTCAATCCATCGCGCCGAGTCAATTGTTGCCGTATGCTTCCATCCTTCGCGCTTTAACTGCTCGGCTATCTGCGTTGCCTCGTCGTGGTTTAGGCACTTAATGATTCCATCGCGTGCGTAAACGAAAAGGACGCGGTTGATTTGGTTTCGTACGTTGTCAGTCATGTTTTGTTATTCAATATCCGCAAAGGTCTCGAACATGGAGACCGTCATTTTTGCGCCGGACGCTCCGGATGCGGTCAATTTGTAATCAGGGATTCGGCCCTTGCCGATAAACCCAGTGAAGTGCACGGCCACGAGTCTACCGCTTAGCCGCTTTCCTCCGTGGTCAAAGCGCACGGTGCGTCCGATCCATGAGTTGAGTCGTTCCGCATTTGGGTCTTGGCCCTCAGATACGCAAGACGGCTCCTCAGCATCGCAATTCTCACTTGGGTTTTCGCTTGTTTCGGGCATTCAAATACTTTCTTTTTTGGCTTTGGTCCTGATGGGTTTGCAGTAGATCGGCGCTTGTGGTTATTTCTCAGGCTCACATCTCGCGCACGTTCAGGGTTCATTTTTCGCCACCGTGCCGATTTAATGCGGGCGCGCTCCCGCTGGTGTTCTTTCGTAGTTGTTGGCGGCATGGTTAAAAGTGCGATTCCCCGTTCTTTGATTTAGGCAGTTCAATTGTCCTAAAGCTCGCCGTCTGCCGGTCGAAGTTAAACGACATCAGGCTTGTGCCGTCGTCGCGGCCTTTGGCCTGAATCACGTTTTGATAGTAGGTCGGAAGCTCAGAAACGCTCATGCTTTCGTGCTGATCGCAGTTGCGAATAGGGTCTTTGTCAGGGCGGTGAATTAGCAGTATCTTATCGGCATCCTCCTCCAGGCTTCCGCACGCTTTCAAATCCGTCATCGTCGGCTCGCGGTTTGCCTGCTTCGCTGATTCGCGGTTGAGCTGCCAAAGGAGAACAACCACGATATCCAACTCAACGGCCAGCGACTTTAAGACTTTAGTGGTCCGCTCAATCGCTTGCAGCTTCCCTTCGTTTGGTGCGGCGTAAACGTCCTCGATGCACCCGCCGTGGTCAATAAACATAATGTCCAGCTCGCCCTTTGCCTTCAACGCCCGCGCCCGCGCCGTAATTCTTGAAAGAGAGCGGTCTTTTGAGCTGATAGTGATTCCCATGCCCTTGAGGCTTAAAAGTGCCTCTAAGACGATTCCTTGGGACTTTGGCGATGCGTAGGCGACCTGACGCAATCCGGTCCCCGCCAAACTAGCGGCAATCTGAAGCGGAACCTTCATCGGCTTGACCTCAAGCGTTACGAAATAGGCCTTATGCCCTTGGGCGGCGGCGGCGGCTAAAAGCGGGCGGGCAAGCGAGGATTTTCCAACGCTAGGGCGGGCGGCGATAATCACAAGCTGGCTGCGTTGCATTGGCCCGAACAGATCATCCATGCGCGGCCATGGGAAGTTTATGATGCGCGTGGGATCTGGCCCTTTGTTTTCAATCAGGCTTTTAAGCTCGAGTTCCGATTCAAGCAAAACGGCATCCCATTCCTTTTCCTGCGCGTCGTTTGAACCAGATGCCAACGTTTGCATTTTGGCAAGATATGGCGCGAACGATTCCGCAACACCTCCATCGGTGTAAGCATAGCATGACTCAACAGCAGACGTTGCCGTTCGGATCATCTCACGCAAAAGGTGCAGTTCGCCAATGCGTTCGATAAAGTGGGCGGCTTGCGATGTCGTCGGGATTAGTTGGCTAAGGTGGATCAGAAACGCATAGTCGCCAATCGCAGCCATTTGCTTCGTCGCCCGCAGCTCGGCAGCGATGACTTGCATATCTACAGGCTTTCCTTCCGTGAACAGGTCAACGGCCTTTGCGAAGATAATTCGCGTTGCTTCGTGGTGAAACGCAAGCGGCGTCAATCGCGCTTCGATGCACTTTGAGATCGTCTCGTTTCCATCTAAGAAGATGCACGCCAAAAGGTATTCCTCGGCATCTCGATCGTTTGGTAATTCTCTTATTTTGGTCATAACTGAATCCTAATTTGATTGCTTTGTGCTGTCAGTGGTTTCTCCACACGGTTAATCCAGTTTATGAAGCGGCGGCGGGAAGGTGCCTTGCGGTTTACCTCGCACCATCGCGACATCTTAGAGAACTCGGTTGCGATGCTGATTCCTACATAAGCCGGATCAGCTTGAAGGCTTCGCAACCATTCTTCATCGGTAGGATATTCTTTCTTTTTTGGAGCAGGGGCGGACGGCGAAGCCGATTCGCCCAACTGTCTTTTCTTTGCATCTGCATCTGCATCTGCATCTGCATCTGCTATGTCCCTGCCATGCGTTACTGATGCGTTACTCGGCGTTACTGATGCGTTACGTTTTAGTTTTTCCCTGTAACGTTTTTGACGTTCACAATTGGCGGTTTTAACCTCTTCCTTACTAGCCATGTTCCTATACTTAGCGTGGTTAAGCAAGGCCCACCCGCCATCAATTTTCTCGATGCGTCGCCCTTCGTCGTCCGGCGTTCGGCTGTAATGATCAGGCCCGAGGAACTTGTTTATTGCCTCTTCGCAGTCCTGAATCGGAACGCCTGCAATGCGGGCAAGTCCAGGAATAGACGCTTGAACCTCTCCGTTTTTATCGCAAACAGCCAGCATCGTAATCCAGACAATGCGCGTCTTATCTGTTTCTGCCCATATTGTTGATGTCACTATGCTCGAAAATAATTTAGTGTAAGCCATGTTCATGTTATGCGTCATCTTATTGTTACTGTCACGCAAAAAGCGTTACGGCGTGTTATTTCCACCGTAACGCTTTGCTTGATTGCTGCTACTCTTCGCCTTCAATCTTTTTTGCGCAGAGCAGCACGGCCCGAATCGCCGCAAGCTCGCGCCACTGGAAGTGCCGTGGGTTGTTATAGTCCGGCACTTTCAACAGCGTTTCTAGGTAATCTAGCCTCTTGCGCAGCGTCGCAACGTGCCGGTCTCGGATTTCTCCGGTTAGGGTGTGCATGGTAGGATTAGCGGAACAAGTCCGATTGATTGGCGAGGTTCTTCAAGTTTGCGCAAGCCTGCTCAGCGTAGCTTTTTTTAAGCTCCGCACCGACAAATTTGCGGCCCAATGATAGGGCGCCGTAGCCCTCGCTTCCGATGCCGGTAAAAGGCGAAAAAACCAAATCATCAGGATTAGACCACAGCTCGATTGCACGCTCGATAACGTCTAGCTGTAACGGGCAAATGTGGCGCTCATCGGCTTGATCACGGGCACACTCACCATTTAAAACGCGGCCTTGATCGACAGTCATCCATACCGGCGACGCGACCTCTTGCCACCAGCTCACCGGATACTTGCTGCCGTCCTTCGTTACCGGCGTTACGCATTCGCCAGGAGCTCGGAAAACAAGAAGATAATCAGCGCAACCAACGCGGGAATTAGATGAGTCAGTGCGCAGCGTCTTATGAAGCAACCCGTGCGCCTTCGTGCGTTGCATTTCAGTAACTGGAGACTTCCAAATGCAAACACGCGAATGAAACAGGAATCCCTTTTTCCAAAATGCGCGGATGATCTCGCCGCTGAAGTCCTGGAATTGAATGCTGCCATGTTTCCACTTAGTTGAAAGCAGGTCAACGCAGTGAACAGCCACCTCGCGGCCTGGTTGCATGATGCGCAGGAACTCCTCGATCAAATGGTCGAAGTGAACCATGAACTCGGCCATGCTTCCGCAGTTCCCCATGTCTTGCGGATCGTTGCTGTATGTGAAAAGATCGGCGAAAGGCGGACTGAACACGGAAAACCCAATTGAGTGATCGGGGATCGTCTTTGCGACTCGAACGCAGTCCCCGTGGTGAACAGTCCAGTTGTCGCCTTTCGTCGTCGTTATATCAATCTTAGCGTTGATAGTTTCTTCCTTTGCAAATCGTAATTCGCGTGCTGCTTTTTTCATGTTCTCTTGCATCTCCTTATGTTGATTGATTTTTGTCTCGATAGCTCGAGTAATTGCGCCCTCAGTTTGCGCCTGAATAATATAGGCATTTACTTCCTTGGTTTGGCCAAAGCGATACGACCGGCGCAACGCTTGATAAAAGTCTTCGAATGAGTAGGAGAGCCCGACGAATGCGACGTGCGAGCAGTTCTGAAAGTTAAGCCCCATGCCCATGATGCTTGGCTTACTGATGAGCACGCGAATGCGCCCATCAATAAATCCCATCATGCTTAACTCCTTATGCTTTGCGGTATCACTTCCGCGAACCTCGACTGCATCGGTGAGCGACTCGGCAAGCGCGTCGGCTTCGTCGTTAGTATTGCACCAAACCAGCCACTGCTCGGGCGAGTTGTTTACCAGCTTTGCAACCTCATTGACTCGCGCTTCTGCAGTCAATCGCATCTCGCGGTGCATCGTAGTAGCGGAAAGCGTAGCAATGCGGAAAAGGTCTTCGCCTACGTCTTGCGATTCATCGACGTGAACCGTCACGTTTTGCATGTTTAGCCTTGGCAAAATGTATCCGTCATCAGCAAAACCAATGTCAGACGGCTTCGACACGCACGCGGCCCAGCTTGCCAGCCATTTCCAGAACTCCTTTTCAGCGTGCTTCTTTAAACGCCAGTCGCCAGTGTTGAACGTGTCGTTTATGAAATACGTGCATAGCATTTGCGCGGGCGAGCAGATACCGAGAAAATCGGCGTGTTGACCCAGCTCAGTATAATCATTTGGCGAAGGTGTAGCGGTGCAGCATAAACGATACGGCGTATTGGAGAATGCGTCGGTTAATGCGCGGCGCGTATTGCCGGTAAAGTTTTTCAGGATAGAACTTTCATCTAGTACTACGCCCGCAAAGTCTTCGGCGTTGAAGTGATCGAGCTTTTCATAATTCGTGATGTAAACGCCAGGATCTTTTACGTCTTCCGACGACTCGATAACGGTGGCTAAAATGCCGAACTTAATGCCCTCGCGTGCCGTCTGCTGTGCTACGGCGAGCGGTGTTAATATAAGCACGCTTCCGCCGGTCTTCTGATGCACCTGATGCGCCCATTCTAACTGCTGCGCGGTTTTACCCAATCCGCAGTCTTCAAATAAAGCGGCTCGACCCTTGCGAACGGCCCATTCGACAATATGCTTTTGCCAGTCGAAAAGTGGCGCGGTAATCGGGAAAGGCTCAAAACCGTAATTTGATACAGTACGCTTTTTCCCTTCGATGAACTTATCGTAATCCATGATAATATAAAACCGGCCCCCGCCGTGAGGTTGCACCCGCCCATTGGGACGGCAACACGGCGAGGCCGGTAAGTGATCCTGACGATTGAGAGCGTGCAACGGCTCTAAGAAACGCTGACGAAAGCGCCTGACGTGTGAAGGTCAAGCGCGGTTTTTCACTTTAACGGAATCCAAGCGCGAACGACGCGGATTAGTTTAGGCGGATAATGTCCCGATTTCACAAGGGCAGCGAGCTTGCGGGCCTCGCTGCGTTTCTCGCGGAATCCGATATATTCCCAGCGATTCTTCGGTCCCCAGTAGATTACAGCCCAAGGGCTGCGGTTAGTGGGGAACCAGTAAGTTGATTTAGGCTTCATATTAAAACGGCACATCGGACGAATCTTCAAAAGATTGTTGCGGTACTAGCGGCGTGCTCGTCTTCGCGCTACCCCAACGGTTTTTGCCGTTGCCCAAGATCGCGCCCTTTTCGCCAGCCGCTCGTGCATCTTTGCCGAGGTCTTGATTGATTCGCCAGTCGTTGCCAAACTTGTCATCCTTGGTTTCCCAGATTGACAAGTCCACATAGACCGCGCCGTTCTTACCCTCGAAAAGCCCGCTCTGCGTGATTTCGAGAAATGTGCGACCGTCTTTTTTCAAGACCTTCGCGCCTTTTATTTTCGTGATGTCGATTTTGGCTGTGATCATTTTATGCCTTTGGTTTAAGTGCGTTCACGTCCGAGCGAAGAATGTCCTGCATCTCCTTTGGCAATGCAAGCCATGCTGTTTTAAGCGCCTCCGTGCCTGCTTCAGCTGCGATTTTAAGCGATTCCAGCGACGTGGTGAAGTCCGGCAATGGTTGCACGGTGTAAGGCTTTCGTTTGCCCCGGGTTTCGGTCATCGCCATTTCAAGCGGCTCAGTGATTCCGCTTGCGTTAGAAATGCGTATACCTCCGACGCTCGCACCGCCAAATTTCACGCTCGGATCAGTGTAAATCTTGATGCGCTTGTCGATGTAGGCTTTGGAGTCCTTGCCCCATAGCGCCACCAATACGCGGCGCATGGATTTGCCAGGCTTGTAAGGTCGCCCATTATCGCCGTCAAAATTGATGCAAACAGGCTGTTCGGCGTTGCCTGCTTTAACTTCTGTGATGCGAATTACTCGCGGCCCGCTGATGAGGTCGTCGGCGTTGAGCTGGTCACTTTTCGGAGTGATTGTGTTTGTTAGATCCATGATTTTTAGTCGATTGTGATTTCGTCGTTTTGATCTTCCATGTAGGCGGGAAGCTCAATTTCTAGGGTGTCGGGCGCGGTCATCGGGAACGTGCCAGACTCGATGCAATGCGCCCAAAGGTTGATCGCTTGGTTTACGTCGGCCCCTGCCTTTTGGTAATAGCTAGGGCGAAGAACTACGCGGCGAACGGCATAAGGCGGATTAATCTCGGCAAACACGAATATAAACGAAGTCCGGCCTCGGTACTTCGGAAGCAACGTCTCCAGTCCGCGCAGGTAAAAAGCCGCTTGGATGTGATAACCTAAGCCGTTGATTTTCTTCTGGATTCCGTGGTCGCTGATGTCTGTTGTCGTCTTCCAGTCCCAAATATCGGCGTAACCGTTAGGATCGACATTGAGAACGTCGTAGCGGGCTCGGCAGTAGCATCCTTTTTCCTTCCAGATTGCAGTTACCTCGTGCTTTGCGTGTTCGGAATCGAACGGCGAATTTGACACTCCAAGTGCCGCTCGTTGGCGGATAGACTCGGCCACTTTCTTTGCCTCTACGTATTTCTTTTCGAGAACGGGGATCTTGCCAGCCGCCTCGTTGCTATCGCGCCATTCACGCGCAGCTTTTGTTTTAAAGTCATCAAAATCACCAACCACGATCTCGTCCGAACCGCTCAAGATCGCATGAATAAGCGTCCCAGTGTTCATGGCATCGCTGGCTTCGCGCTTTTCTCCGCCTAGCTTCGGATGCTCAAGTGCGGCGTGCGCAGGTGACTTGGCAATCAAGGTTCGGGCACATCCCGAAGAAAGCGAAGGAGTTTCGCATGGGTCGGCGTGATAAACGCTTGCCGGAACATCGCAATGAAGTCCCTCGCCTAATGTTTGTGTGTTCTCGCTCATGTTATTTGGTAGGGTTGAAATTAGTGTCCTGACAATGGGCGCGCATCGCGTCTAAAACGTGCCCAACGTGCGACATCGGCTTTACATTGCAGCGTGATTTCACCCACGCCCGAAGTTGCTCGCCAGTTGCCGCCGCGCAGCTTCCGCTTAGGACGACTCGGCGCATGGATTTGTCGAGTGGTTTTCGGCCTCGCATTTTGCCGCCTAAAGGCGGGATAGTTTGTTTTTTCTTTTTTAGTTTCATGGGTAAAATTGAACCCCTGCAACCGCCTCAGTTGCCGCTGCTTTTTCGCGTCTCAACGCCCAAAATAGGCGTTTTGTGACCAGCGGGCCTTGGTCAGCCAGGGGAAAGTGGGTTATCGCATGGCCCCCGCAAAAACGTAGGCCATGAAAAGGGAGGCGGCGACCATAGAGGCCACCGCAAGCATAGTTTGCGGCCATTCTGCGCGCTTTTTCTGCGCAAATCGGCCCGTTAGTCCGTAGTTTGTCTTCATTGGCTTAAAATCGCTTTGTTTTCGTGGCGGCCATAGATCGAAACGAAATTGGCCATGATCTCGGAAACCGCGTCGAACGGCTCTTCGGTTTCGGACTCCTCCTCTGCATTTATCTTTGCCGATTCCTCATCGGCCCGCATTTGGGCAAGCTCCCAATGGCGCTCACCCTCTGGGCAACCGATCAAATGATGCCCGAAGCAGCCGCATTCCCCGCATTGTGTGGCGCGGTTCATTCGTGCACCACATCCTTCCATTCCGACGCAAGGCATGCGGCAATAGCAGCTTCCGGCGTAGGGTAGCCAGGCTCGCTTCGAATTTCTTGCCTATATACGCCATCCGCCGAGCCTTGTTTTTGTCGGCACTGCAGCGCGTGCCAATCAATCACATTGGCCGATGCGGAGCAATGCAGATGGCCGTCAAAATCGCGGCAAAGTTGTTTGATTTGATCATTGATGTTCATAGGTTAAAATTAGCGTCCGGCCATGTAATCCAACATTGAGGTGGCAGACTTAAAGGCGCGTGCAACTGCTTGGCCATTTACCTTCACAACCTCGAAATCACCTAGGCGGCTTTGGCCGAATTTAACCGTTGCGCCTCGAGCGGTTAATCCTGCCGTGAATTGATCTCTCGTTGCTTTAGAATTAAGCCCGTTAAAAGTTAAGATAAATAGCGTTTCCATTTGATTTTCTACTCTGCGTTTCACGGGCTTGTAACCGTCGCGTAATTGCGGCCGCATTAAAAAAGGGGGATCGGATTTTCTCTTCATCCCCCGGACTTGACTGTCAAAAAACTCGTCCGCTTTCGTCGCCCTTTGGGCTCGTCCGCTTTCGATGTGGATGACTAAGAATTAAATTTTAGGTTAATGCAAGCATTTTCCTAGAAATAAATTCAAAAGGCCGTTTTTACCTCTCAAAAAAATCTTTTTTATCCGTTCAAAAAATACGCTAAAAATGGACTCAATCGAGTTCACTCAGCAAAAAAGAGTTGCGCTAGCTGGCAAACTTTGTCTTTATTGCGTCCATCAAAGCGGACTGGAAATCTGCTGAGCTTTTGGCAGATCAAACGTCCGCTTAAGAGCCCACTTGGTTTCCAGTCCCAAGTGGGTTTTTTTGTGCCCCTTTGGGCTCATGGTAATAGACTGCCACCAAAAAAGCTCATGCGTTAGCCCAGCTTTGGGGCGCAGCTTCCAGCGCGTAAGCCGAAAGACTCGCCAGATGCTAGGTTTACCAAAAAGACCACAAGAAGGATTCGGGGATGCTTTCCCTTGTGGCAGCTAAGGAGTTCGCGGTCTGAAAAGGGCGGTTGGGTAAACTGAAACACGGCCAATACACGCCGAGCAAAAGGGTCATAAACCTGTGGTTAAGCCGTCAAAAGCCTCACCATAAGCATCCCCATTCACAGAACTGAAAGGGCGGTTTAAATCGAAAGAATAATCCATCGGCTTAAAACCAATCGTTCCACGTGGAACAAAACCAATCCAATAACAAATCAAAACATGCCTCACCACGTAATACCCCCTATCTGCAATTACAAAATACCGAAATCCATCGGACGCGCCAAAAATCTCCCAATGGGCAAGAAAATCGAGGACGCCATTTGCAAACTTAAATTAGCCGGAAAGTCTTCCATGGAAATCGTCGAAGAACTCGACGTAAAAGAGAGTTGGGTGCAAACAGCTTGGACTCGCTACCGTGCCGCAAATCCTAAAACACCTTCATGCAAATCAAATCAGGGCAAGGCGCGCATTTCATCTACAGGCAAATGAATATCAAACTAACATCTGACACCGCCAAGGCTCCCACTCGTGCCCATCCTTCTGACGCGGGCCTAGATTGCTACGCTGATGAAACCGTTGTGATTGAGTCCATGGACACCAAAAAAGTTAAGTTGGGATTCGCCATTGAACTTCCTGAAGGATTTGAACTTCAGATTAGAGGAAGATCCGGCAACTCATCCCGAGGCATACTCTGCCACACCGGAACCGTCGACTCAGGCTATAGAGGCGAGGTTTCCGCCATCCTAACAAACTTAATGCCAATCACGGCCATCATTATGCGCGGCGACCGCATAGCCCAAGGCATCATTGCCCGCTACATCAGCGTATCACCGGCCATAGTAGATCAACTCAGCGATTCCGATCGTGGCACTCATGGCTTTGGATCGACTGGAAACTAGCCGCTGCCCTTGACGATCAAAATTCAAAATTGATATAATCCACAGCATTAGCCATCAACCACATCATCAGTTCACCAGCCGCTCTAAAAAAGCGGCTTTTTCGTGCCCTCATTACAGGCTATCCTTTGCGGTTTAAGCCTATGACTTCTATTGGTCGCATAGGCGGCCTTAACCCCTTGCCAATCTGT